ACTTTTCCGAATTTGTTAATAAGAACTGTACTCATTTTATTTTCCTCCTATATTCTATTAGTAAATCCTAAATCAATATCAAATTCGTGAACAATGCCGTCGGCAACGATACTAACCGCAATTTTGAACGGCGATGTTGAAACAGCCGCTTGATTTGGATTAATATAAGTGCTGATTTCGGCACAGTTTCCGGCTATCAACATTACTTCGGTAGCTCTGCGCACTCTTGCATTCCAATCGTCAATCGTGGTTCCTCTGATGTAACCTGTTGCCGGGTCGGCTTCCACTTTTGAACGAACACGCGGAATAAGCGTTTGACGAATAATTCGCGCAGCCTTGTTCCAAATGCAATTTCTTTCAATGAAAGCATAATCGCTGTCCTGTGTTTCGCAGGTGTGCGAATTGCTGAAATAGAAACCTGCAAAACCGACAAACGAGCCTACGAAAATGTAACCGAGTGTATCCAACTGTCCTTTTTCGGCAACCGAAAGTTCGTTTGAATTTTTGCCGTTGCTCAAACCTGCGCTGATAAAGCGTTGCCGCCTTACATCGGTAAGCGGGTAACTGATTTCGCCTGCACGAGCAGACGGTTTTACTTCAATGTCCACACTTCCCAAGTTCTCGTGAACAGCACGCGCCAGCAACATACCAAGCGCAGAACCAACGGAAGCGTGTTGTTTATAAGCGGCTTTTTTCGTGGCAACACCTCTATCCTGTCCGATAATAACCGACACGTTTGGACTTGCCATTTTGCGCAAATCCTGCATCGTGTTGATAGTCGGCGTCAAATAACTTCCTTTGCCTTCGACCAAAACCGCATCGATATAAATGTGGTCTTTTGCCAAAACATCAACAAGTAACTGCGAGCCTGTTACGGATTGCTGCAATGCGCTTACAGGGTTTTCGCCCGCAATCGTCGTTTCGTCAATCATTCCGGCAACGGCAATCAAGTTTATGCCATCGATACTGCGCAATGCCGAAATGAACGCTTCACTATTTTTCAAATCGCTTACTTTCGATGATGCCGGAGCAGCAATCAAGTGAATGACTGAATCGGGTGACAAACGAAACACTTCGTTCAAATGGTAATAGTCGAGGCGATTTTCCGTATCGTCGCGTTCGGGTGTAATACCCAACGCTTCGGCATCGGAAAGTTGCAACAGCCTGTAAGTCTTATTTACTTCCAATGTGTCTGCAATCGCTCCGCAACCTAAAACCATCACGGCAACGCGGTCGGGGTTTTCCGCCCCGCCGAGTCCGCCGTTGATTTTGTTAATATTTACTCCTGTAAAACTCATAACTACTCAGGATTAGTTAGTTCTGTAATTTTCTTTTCCGCTGCGGCAATTACGGTTGAGCGTTTTCCGCCTTTATTTTCAGCATCAAGAATCGTTTGTACCTTTTCGATTTCAGTTGCGGCATTGATTAGCACAATCAAGTCCGCTGCCGCTGTCGGCAAATCACCGCTTGGGTTCTTTTCGTCTTCACGCAAAAAAGTTTCGAGTTTCAACTCTTTGCCCGTGCGGTTTTTAACAGCGTGGTTTTTGGCGTGCGATTCGTTCAAAAACGCTTGTCCGTCTGACGTTACAAATACTTTGTTTTCGTTCTCAAAACGCTTGAAAACACCGTCTGCTATTTTTTTAAATTCTGACATTTTTACCTCCTTTTTTGTTAAGCAATACCTGAAATTACCGCACCAAAACCAACATCTCGCCTGCGGTCAACCAAACCGTAAGTTTGCAAACGAAACTCCGAAGTCGGGTCAGCCGAACGTGTGTCTTGTGTTTCTGGACTGTAAAGAATTTTCACGCTGTCGATGTGATACACCGTTTCCTCTGCGGCGAACATCAAGGAAGCAACACGGTCAGTTGTGTTGAGTATTGCGCCTTTTGGCTTTTTTGCTCCGTTGATGTCGTAAGCAAGTACGGCATTGTTCTCGAAAAACTTGAAGCCCATAATACTGCGAACCGCGCCGGTTGTCGTGTCGTAGTAAATTTGCTTGTCGCTGAAAAACTTCGCCGAATTGTTGTCCAGAATCAAATCGGTAACGTGTTCCGGACAAAGAATCATAAACAACTCGTTCATATTTTTCAAATTCAGCCTTTTTACTCGTTCAAGATATTTTACCATATCCTCGAAAGTAAGTCGCAAACGACCTGTTCCGTCACTCTCGCCGGTAGTTCTAATTACCGGCATTTTGGCGTTGGAGCCGTCGTCGGGTGCAAGTTTCCACATAACGTGGTCGCGGATACCCAGTTTCATTGCTTCGGCGTGTCTGATACGCACTTCATTTCGCTTATCATACGCGAGATAGCGAATTTCGGCATCGTCCACCGCAGTTGGGTCGGTGTCGTACTTTTCCCAATCAACAAATAGTCTTTCGCCTGTCATTTTTTTTGGCGAAAACTCGTTTTCGTTGTTCACGTAGAAATCTACGTTGTTAATCAACTTGTTCCAACGCACACCATCGGCGGTTAATGCCGCTCTCGGCACACCTTTCAAAACGGCGATAAAATCGTCTTTGTAATTTTTGAACTCTTGCAAGAGTTGAGGCGCAACATATTGATTGAGCCATTGTCCGGGGTCTATGTTACTCATTTTTTACCTCCTTTGTAAGTTTCGTTAAACAATTCTTGATACGCATCCGGGTCGTTTGCTTCCAACTCCGCCAACGCTTCCGGGTCTTCATCTTGCAATTGCGCAAAAGTTTTGCCCTTGTACATTTTTTTACCCTCTTGCGAGGTTACAAGCTGAGAGGACAATTTTTCAATCGATGCAATGCCTTCAAGGGCTTTGCTTGCTGATTCAAAATTGCCTTCCAACATTTTTTCCCATTCTGTGCGACTGTCGGCTTTAATCCGTTTGTCGGCAATGGCTGCATCCAAAGAGGCTTTGATTTTTTCCGCCTTTTCGGTTTTTTCCTTTTCCGCCTGTGCGGCTTGCAGAGCTTGCAAGTCAGTGGCGGCTTTGGCGTTCGCCTGCATTTTTGCGTTCACTTCTGCTTCGGTTGCCGTTTCGGGCAATCCGAGCATCAGTGCAGTTGCTTTTAAATCCATTTTTTCTGCATTTTTTGGTTTATAATTTTGATTTATTTCTATTTCAAAGGGACAACCGCAGGCTACGATTTGCGCGGCGATTTCCCTGTCAATTTTTGCTTTTGCTACAACATCGGTAATAAATCCGTGTTCTTTTGCTTCTTTGGCAGTCAGCCACCAGTCCGCGCCGCTTTCCCATTTTTCATTAAAAGCGGTCAAATCTTTGGCAACGGCTTTGTAAGCATTGCAGAACTGAGTTTCGCAGTCTTGCATTAGTTTTATGTATGCTTCAATGTCTTTTGTGCTTCCGTACACGCAACCGCTCGGCTTGTGTATCATAAACATTCCATTTTCGGGCATCGAAAAGGTTTTACAATGCAAGGCAATGTAAGTAGCGGCGGAAGCGACCAAAGAGCCGCCTTCGCCTGTTACCGTTCCTTTGAATTTTGAAATAATATTAGCGATTTCACCCGCGTCAAAAACATTTCCGCCCGGACTGTGAATGTAAATGTGAGCGTCTTTTACGCCGTCTTTAATAAGTGTGTCCACCTGTGCGCGAAAATCCTCCGAATTGGTTTCCCAACCGATTGTTCCGATAATACGGACTTCGGCATTTGCCCCTTTTTTTACGGCTGATATTTGAAACGGATTTTTGTTCATTTTTAAAATGACTTTAATTGTTTTGCGCCACTGTCGGCGTGAATTGTTATGCAAAGTAACAACCGAAAAAACAGTCCGAAAAATAAAATTCCAACGGTTGGAACAATCATTCCAACCGTTGGAACAGTTTTATTGTAAATGGATTATAATACTGAATTTTGCAAGCAAAATTCAATATCAAACGCGAATTATGGCGAGAAACATAAAGAAAAAAGAGTACGAAAAACTAAAACGTGCAGCGTATGAGTACATAGTTATACAAGAGTATTCGCAAAGGGAAACCGCAGAAATGCTCGGTATTTCCGAAAAAACGCTATCCGATTGGGCGCGTGCCGGAAATTGGCGCGAATTGCGAAAAGCGCGACAATCGGCAGTAAGTACGGCAAACAATAATTTGAAAAATATCATTTCGCTTCTTTCGGCTGAACGCCTTAATAAAGAAAACGAAATCCACGAGGCGCAACACGCAGGCGACAAAGAATTAGAGTTGAAATTGCGAAAAGAAGCAAGCATTATCAGCGATGATATTAGTAAAATCAATAAGTCGCTGAAAGATAATGAAAAATCGAACGGTATTACACTTGGTTTGTACATCGACATTATGGATAACATATTTAATAATCTCCGTGTGTCGAACTTGAAAATCAGATGTCCGAAGTGCAGAACTGAGATTGATTTGTACAGCGAAACACTCGAATTTCAAGCAGCGTTAATTCAACGCAAAACAATAGAATTAGGGTAATGGAAAAGATAAAAAACATACTACGATTTACACTCGGCTGTATAGCAATGCCGTTTCTAATTTTATCGGTGATATCATTGTTATTATCGGCTGTTGCCCGTGTTATCACTGTCTGTATTATTGGCGAATTTGGTTGGATAAAAGAGGAATTTAAGGATACATTAAGTCCATATTTCTTTTAATCACGGTAATCAATAAAATCATTCAAAATCACAGTTAAGACAATGGCAAAAAGCAACAAAAAAGCCGATAAGAAAAAAGCCGAAGCATATCTCAAAAAACTTGAAATAGCACAAACGGCTAATGCGGTCAATCCTTTTGAGGGCAAAGAGGAGCAAAAGGCTCGGATTGCTCGCGCAAGGACTGATGTTGCTTATATGGTCAAAACTTATCTACCTCACTATGCTTCTGCCGAAAGTGCCGATTTTCAAATTGAATTTGCCGAAATGGTTGCCGCCGACCCGCTTTTTAAAGGCTTTGCCGAATGGGGGCGTGGACTTGCAAAATCTTGTTGGTGTAACATTATTATATTGTTGTGGTTGTGGATGCGCGGTGAGGACATTTTTGTAGGCTTGAAATCCGACAGCGAGGAACGCGCCGATGAGCTACTTTCAGATATTCAGGCGGAACTCGAAGCCAATCCGCTTATCATTCACGATTTCGGCGAGCAAAAGCTGGAAGGCTCGTGGGAAATCGGCAAATTCGTTACGTGCGATTATCGGTTCATCGGTATGGCATTCGGTATCAAGCAAAAAGTACGCGGTTTGCGTGTGAAACAACGCCGACCGAACATTTGGATTGTTGATGACCTCGAAACGCCCGACACAATCAGCAACCCAAAGCGTATGCGCAAGCAAGCCGACCACGTTGAGCGCGATATTATGGGAACAATGGTCGGAAAACACCGCCGACTGCTGTACGCAAATAATAAATTTGCGCGTGTAATGACACAAACCATTTTGCAGGAACGGCACCCGAAATGGAAAGTACACCAAATTAAGGCATACAACAAAGTAACTTACGAGCCTGCGTGGAAAAGTATGTACAGTCCCGAATTTTACCAGCAACAAGAGGAGGATATGGGCATTCCGGCTGCTTATGCCGAATACAACCACGAAACAAAACTCGAAGGTAAGAACTTCAACGAGGAGCAAATTCAGTGGTGCAAAATTCCCGACTGGCACGAGTTTGAAATGATTATCGTTCATTGGGATATTGCTTATACCGATAATGAAACGAGCGATTATAACGCCGTAAAAACGTGGGGTGTAAAAGAACGAAAATTTTATCTGATTGATAATTTCGTTAAGCAATGCCGAATGAAAATTGCCTGTAATTACCTGTGCGAACTGCGCAAACAGATACCAACTTCTGCTAATGCGCTTTTTCAATATGAGGCGCAATTTTGGAACGAAGAAGTACAACGAAATATCGAAGAAGCGGAAGAAGCAAACGGCGTTACACTTAACATTATGAAAGTGGACAACCCGACAACAAACAAACTCGGCAGAATGCTTAAAATGGTGCCGTACTATCAAAACTCACGGATGTTCTACAACGAGGCAATCAAACCAAAAAACGACACGCAAGTAGGCATTATGCAGTTGGTAAGCGTGGAAGAGGGCAGTACCGAAAAAGACGACAGCCCCGATGCCGACCAGCAAGCAATTTCGGCATTGGAAAAATATACCGGTACTACTCACCGGACAACAAGCGAAAAATCGTATAAAGTGGGAAAAATGAAACGAACTTATAATTGGTAGAGTATGAAAAAAAGTATGGTTAATCATATCCTTGATGTAATTGGCGAGGAAAAAGGACTAAAAATCGGTGAAAACAATTACTGCATTGACGAAAGCGAAAAAATAGATTATTCAGATGTACAAAAAATAATGATAAATTTCGCAAAAGACTTACAAGAGGAGCAAATAAAACGTTGCGCTCTTTTTGCTGCTTCAAAGTATCATTCAAATAACGGCGCGTCTTATCCATTGATAAAAGAAATTTATAATCACGTTTTAGAAACAATAAGAGTGATATGAGGTACATAACAAGAGAAGATTTAATCGAAGTAATACAAGGGCGGTTGCTCGACGAAAGCGTGTCGGAACTGCCCAACGAACTACTGAACGGTATCGAAAGCAAAACCATTGACTTTGTCATATCCTACATTTCCGGCAGGTATGATACAGACAGAATTTTCGGCGACACAGTAATGCGAAGCGGTTTGCTCGTGCAGGTAATCGCAATGATTGTTGTTTACCGTGCTGTGCACCGAAATGCCGCCCGAAAAGTGCCGGATAATTTTCCCGATATGTACAGCGAGGCAATCCAAATTTTGAGCAACATTCAAATCGGCTCACAACTATTGCCCGGAATGCCCGAAGTAACCGGCGACAGCGGAACAACCGGTTCGCTGATGTTTGGAAATACTACTAATCCGGATTTTTTTATTTAAAAACTGTTGAAATGAAATTTAAACAACGAATAATTAACGCCGTTTCGGAATTTTTGCCGAACAACGCCATTTTTGCCCAATACTACAAACGCAGCGCAAGCAAAGCCGACTTGAAACGCCAAGCAACCGTACTCGAAGCCAAAGAAATAAAGGATTGGAAAAACGGCGTAATGGCTGCTACCGACCCCGAAAATCCGCGTCGTGGCGATTTGTGGCGATTTTATCAATCGCTATATCTTGATAATCACTTGTCGAGCGTGATTGACACGCGAACTTTGCGCGTGCAACGCTCGTCGTTCAAATTGCTTGACGAAAACGACAACGAAAATCACGAGTTAAAGGAGTTGCTCGAACGCCCGTGGTTCGACGAACTTGTGCGCCTTGTGATGTTAAGCCGTTTTCAAGGAACAACGCTGATTGAACTCTTTGATATTGACCGCGAAACAATGGAAATCGAGCGCGTGGACGAAATTCCGCAGTCGAATTTCATTGCGAAAAAAGGTATTATCATAAAAGAGGAATACGACGATACAGGCGTAAATTATCGCGAAGGTGTTTTCAAAGATTATTATTTGCAAATTGGCGGCGACTGGGATTTAGGAATGCTCAACCAGTTAGCAATGATTGTACTTGCCAAAAAATTAGGTATCGGCTCGTGGATGTCGTATGTAGATAAATTCGGAGTACCGCCTATTTTTGCTGTTACCAACCGAATGGATACAGGCAGGCGTAATGAATTGTTTGAAATGCTGGAAAATTTCAAAAAAAATCATTTTGCTGTGTTGCAGGGCGATGAAAAGATAGAAGTTCCGCGCATTACCGAAACCAATCAGCACAATGTTTTCCTTGCATTGATTGACGATGTATGTAATCGAGAAATAAGCAAGCGCGTACTTGGCGGAACCGCTTTAACCGACCAAAAATCATTCGTCGGTGCCGCCGAAGTGCAAGAGCGCGTAGCGCAAGACAGGCACGAAGCCGACAAACTCCTTTTCAAATATATTTTCAACACAAAAATTCGCCAACGATTGGCAAAAATCAGTCCGGTTTACAAGGATTTTGAAAAATACACCTTTGAATGGGACAATCAGGAAACACTTGAAATCAATGAATACATTGATGCCTTGCAAAAACTTTCAAGAGATTACGAATTTGATATTGATGACATAAGAGCGCGTACAGGTTTGCCAATCACAGGCGTTAAGTCGGCAATTTCTTATTTGCCAACCGAACCGGAACCGGACGACCCCTCAAAAAAAAAAGTTAGTGCAGTAGTACAAAGTCCGCCAAGCGCACAGGCGAAAAGTCCCTACCCCCTTCCCCTGCGGGACTTCCCCCACAAGGGGAAGAATTGGGATTTAGGGGGCGCGCCAACCGCCGCAACTTGGGACAACGCCGTTGAACAACTTGTTGAGCAAATATGGAGCGGAAAAGCAAAGGCTTCGGATTTAAACCGCGATTTAGTCCTTAAATACTATTCGGGACTGAATAAAGCCACGCAGAACGGTTGGGGTGCGGGATATTACAACAATGATTTGACGCGCCAATTTCGCGAAAATCTGTTGAAATTCAGCGGTGCAAAGTCGTATAATCTTATTCGTCAAATCGAGGAACTGAAATACGAAAAAGGAGGCAAAGAAGCCTATATCGAAAAGGCGAAAAAACTTGTAAACCTGCACAATGAAACGTGGCAGGCTGTCGAGGAAAAATACGCGGCAAATGCTGCAAGCGCAGCGCGAAATTTTGAAGCCTACCAACAAGATGCCGACCTTTACCCAAATTTGAAATACCGCACAATGGGTGATGACAGCGTGCGACCCGAACACGCCGCTAACGAAGGAGTAATCAAGCCAATCAACGAGTGGACAAAAATTCCGCCGCTCGATTACGGCTGTCGCTGTTGGCTCGAACAAACGTTTGAAAGTCCGAACGGCAAAGACATTTCGGTATTCAATGATGCCATTGCCAACAATCCGGCTATTAATGGCGAATTGTTCACAAAGAAAAACAGTTATTTTCAACAAATACCAAGAAATGAAAGACAAACCGTGAACGCCAACACTGACTTAATGAAAGAATATATGCCGTACAACAGGCAAATAAAAGTTGGCGATAACACTGTTTTTATCAATGACTTTGCCGATTTGTCGGATTTACAGCAGAATATTGATGCCGCTAAAATTGTAGCGGATTTCTTGGGCAAAGACGTTTACATTCGTCCGCATATATCCGCTGCACAAGGACACCCAAACCCGGAGTTTGGCATTGGAACAAGAAACACGCTGGCAGACTTGAAAACAATGTCGGAAGGCTCAAAAAACTTTTTCAAAAGCAGAATGCGTTCGGCTTCAAAACAGGGTTGCGAATTAGTTGTTTTGAACATTGACAACTACAAAGGGAATGCCTCTGATTTATCAACTAAAATAAAAGCGGGTTTTGAGTGGAACGGAAAGCCGGTTAATGAAAACATCGAAAAAATTATTGTTATCCGCGATGAAAAGGCAATACAGCTAACGAGAAAGCAGGTAAATAAAGACCTGTTTAGTGATTTAGAAAAATTGCAATAAAAAACGAGCCTTGAAGGGTTTTAACACCGTTCGCGGCTCCGATTGTAGGAAATGAATCCCACAGCACAAAAGTACAACAAATATTTGAATAAACAAGTAAATCAATGGCAAATACTATCAAAAGTATAAATTTCGGCTACGCAAAGGATAATCTTTTGCGCGATGCAGCGCGAATGGCAGCCGTTGAAAGCGTAAAGTTTTTCAAAGAGAGTTTTCGCAACGGCGGATTTACCGACAACGCGCTTGTGAAATGGGCAGACAGAAAAAGTCCGCTCGGCGGTAAAAAAACATTGTACGGAAAAGGAACATTAATGCAGTCCATTCATAAAACAGAGGAATCAACGCAGCGCGTGGTTGTTAGTTCCGATACGCCTTATTCTACCATTCACAACGAGGGCGGAACAATTACCGTAACCGCACAAATGAAACGTTTTTGGTGGGCGCAATATTATAAGTTTTCGGGTAAAAGGAAAACCACAAGGCGCGGTATTCAAAGTAATTCGAGAGCAAACCAACGCACAAACGCGCGCGCCGAATACTGCAAAAAAATGGCATTAATGCGTGTCGGCTCAAAAATCAAAATTCCGAAACGGCAATTTATAGGCGAAAGCCAAACATTAATGAACGAGCTCGACCGTCAACTACAAATCAAAATTGGCGAATATTGGGATAAAGCATAATTTAAAATTACGAATATGACTTATTGGAGCGAACTATACACCGAAATTGCCGAAAAAATTAAGGCAAATATTGAACAGGTCAGATGGATTGACCTGTGGCACGAACAGGTAAGTTTCTTGACTGAGGAACTGCCGTTCCCGACACCGGCTGTGTTTATTGATTTCAACACGCAGGAAACAAACGACAACGGATTGCTGGTGCAGGAATTGATTGTTCAAGTGGATTTACGACTTTTTTACGAAACTTTTTCAGACAGTTACGACGGTAGTTACAACCAAGCCGGAGCGTTGGAGTTTCTCGACCGACTTACAGAACTGCACGCGCTTTTTCACGGAAAGCACGGAAAATATTATTCGGAAATGCGGCGCGTTGATATGAGCCGGGAGGACAGCGGCGGTGCGGGAAATCTGTATCGTATTTCATTTGAATGTATTGTAAGCGATTACGGCGCGAAAATGCTGTACAACGAGGTGCAAATGCCCGACCGCGAAGTGGAAACTACTGACGAACTTCCGCCGGCACCGCCTCAATCGGAGCCGTTGTTTGATGTTTCGTAATGAAAAAGTCGCTAAACAGCGGCTTTTTTTATTGGATTCGTACTCCGTTAATCTCGAAAAAGGTACTGTACCAATTTCTATCTCTTTTGTGCATTCTGATGGTGTAATGCGAGCGTATCATTGCTCCGAAAGCGTTTTGAGAATCCACAAAAGAATTTACCACAACGCTATCTTTTCCGACTACTTCAACAAAACTTTTGCAAAAATCGGGGAACTCTGCCGTTGCAGGCGATTTTAGGTGTTGCTTAACGTGATGCTGTGCGGTACGATAAGCATCCATCATTAG